GCTGGATAGCCCAGTTAAAAGTGTAGTGTTATCTACAATAACATCTACAGAATTAAGTTCTGTAGAAAGACTAAGCGAAGTTAGATCTACAACTATATCTAGAGTAATAGATATAGTGCCCAGAGTGAGTGTAAGAGCTTCACCTGTAACCGCAGCCGCTGCATCGACGACTACTGAAACCGAATCAAGTGTGGTTGCCAGCGCCTCGCCCGTCAGCGTGACATCAATAGCCTGAGTTGCGGCAACATCGCCCAGAGTTGTGGTGAGGTTCTCTCCTGTAACCGCTACAGTTGCGTCAAATGCTGCCGTAACGGATCCAAGTGCAGTTGTTGCAGACTCCCCGGTGACGGCTACAGTCGCGTCAAATGCTGCCGTAACAGACTCAAGAGTTGTAGTGAGAGCTTCGCCGGTAACAGCTACCGTGACACCAATGTTCGCCGTAACGGAATCCAGCGTAGTAGTGAGAGACTCCCCCGTCAGAGCGACAGTCGCATCGGAAACCGCCGTAACGGAATCAAGCGTAGTAGTGAGGGCTTCGCCGGTAACGGCTACGGTCGCGTCGGAAACCGCCGTAACGGAATCAAGAGTTGTAGTGAGGGCTTCGCCGGTAACGGCTACGGTCGCGTCGGAAACCGCCGTAACAGACTCAAGAGTTGTAGTGAGAGCTTCGCCGGTAACGGCTACGGTCGCGTCGGAAACCGCCGTAACAGACTCAAGAGTTGTAGTGAGAGCTTCGCCCGTTACATCTACAGTTTCATTGGAAGAAGCTAAAAAAACCGCCGTGCGCGTGCGCTGCGGCAGCATCAATTTTACAGGCGGGTTCCAGTTTGAGAATTTTCCATTTGCTGCTGACCAAGCCGCGTCAATTAGTGCTCCGGTGTTATCCGGCAAAGCAAAACCAGTAATGCTTTTTGCATTTGCTAGATTATTTTGTTTTCCAGAATTTACGAGCGGAAAATATGCAACGACGTTTTGCCTGCGTATTAAGGCGGGATTTACACCTATTAGAGCGGCGCAATCACTAGCATCTAATAAAGAATTATAGATTGTGACATGAGCCAAATACCCGTAAAGCGGTCTTGGGTCAAAGTTATTGGGTTGAATTGGAGTTGCAATATCTCCTATCCCAAGCCTTGTATAAACAGGCGAACTAATGCCTGAGTTTGTAGTATCTTGGGTTAGTGCGCTTCCATTTATTGAAACGTATCTGCTGGTTGCGCTTTCAAAAATCGCAGCGGCTACATTCCATGTGTTGAAGTTTATGGAACTTGTAATGGAAGCGGAAGTAGCAGTGCTACCTCTACTTTCCGCGCGAATTGGGTCGTTTGTTACGTTTCCAGCAATCTGCAAACTTTGTTGATTACCTTCCCCGCTTCCTACGGATACGAGATACTGGACAGAAGATGTATTGGTTGGATAAAACCACGCAACCAAAGAAAACGGATACCCATTTACAATTCCAGTAGCCGGGTAAGGGAATGGGTTTGTATAGCCAAAAGACGCAAGCCTAGCGCCGGGACCTACAACTATTCCTCGACCAGTCCCATTGAAAAAATACGACATTTAGGCAACGTCGTATTTGATGCCGACGTACTCGAAGCTGTTAGTGTTTACCGCGTCGTTACGAAGGTTGACGCCGGTGTTATGCGCGACAAATAGGCCCCAGTATTTAGGCATCACGCCACCGAACAGTTGCGCGATGGAGAATGGCGCGACGGGGTAGGCGATGTCGGAGGTATTTACGAGCACATTGATTGCTGCGCCTACTCTAAACATGCTGTAAAGCACGCCGGTGTTCGTGATTGTTTCGGCTGAGTCTAGGCCGTCGATGACATCGATCGCCGTGCTGCTGGGTGCGGTCTCCGCGCCCCAAACAAAAATCATAATAACGGTACTTGCGGTAGGGGTTGTGCCCACAGATACACTGCCTGACACCAGAGCATCAACGTATTTATTGCTTGTATTATCAATTTCTGTTGATTCTCTTCCCGCAACCCACGTTGAAGATGTGCCAAGATTCGCCAAGTCCATCGTAATGGCGGTATTCGAGCCGTAGTTTATTGTTTGAGTCGCCATTACGAAGCCCTCGCCTCGGCAATATCGCCGTAATTAACGTACCCACCCACTCCAGCCACCTCCTCGGGGGTTTGCATTGTTGCGCCCAGAGAAATCAGTGAGTCCATCTCGGTCTGGGTCATAAGCCCTACCATCACGAACAGAGAGAGCATCGACTGATTCTCGAAACTACCCGTATTGAACTCAGGAACATCTCCGCCATTGAACAAAGCTTGCGCGGCCATCCCCGCATTCTGAACAGCGGTGTTTTGTTCCGGGGTCCCCGCCGAATAGGTGGCGGCGGAGTTGATGGTTGTAAACCCCGCGTTCGCCCCAGCCCACTGGAGAAGAGTGGCTTTGCTGATATTGCCCTGCACCTTCACCGTGGGGGAATTCAGCGCCACGACAAGCTCATCGTCCGTCATGGTGTCGTACGGAGGCGTCTCAATCAGTGCCTTCAGCTTAACTATATCCACCATGACAGACTCCTTTAAGCAATACGGATGATTGCCGCACCCACGGTGAACGCCGGGAACTGAATAGTAAACGTTCCAGAAGTCACCGTCTTGTCGCCACCAAGCGACAGAACGCACACGGAAGGGTTAGTCAGCGCGTTGTTTGTGCCCGGAGGGCTTTCACCCTGTGCGGAGGGGGTGGTGTTGTAGATAACCGCGCCGTTAGCCGTGAAGCTGGCCGAGTTCCACACCGCATCCTCAAAGTCAAGGAATGCCGTACCCGTTGCGCCGGTGCCGGTATCTTTATTGGTACCACCGTTGGTAAGCGCCAGACCACCCGCCGAGTATGCGGAACCCGAGGTATTGGTAATCTCGTTGGTCGCGGAATACGCGGTGGTCGTATACGAATACGTGGCGGAAGAGGTGTACAGCGCGATCTTGAAAGTGTCGCCGCTGGTCTTACGGAAATCATGAACGCCCAGCAGAATTTCCTGCTTGAACGATGTGCAAAGCCCTTGAGAGACAGCCATTTGAGTTCTCCTAATCTATGTCTACTAGTTTGTCCGCCGCCTCGAAGAACCCTTCTCTACGGAGGATGTTTGCAATAGTCGTTCTTTCGCTACGTGCTACTTTCTTAAAGTACGTAAGCAGGACCCCACGTAGGTGGTCTTGGAACATCTTGGCCTGCTCTCTAATCGGCATCGGAGCTGTGTCCGCGATGAACAAAATCCGATTGACAGCCAACTCCACCCATTCGTCGGGAGACATGCCCCTACCCTGAGTCGCGATAACGATAGGAGTCCCAAGTTCAGAAGCAGCATTCTGTTGCATAAATTTACCTTATTGTACGGGGTAACGCACTTGACCAGACCGGTAAGCGTCTTGGCGATCTTTTCCATCTCCAAGCATCTTCAACAGGCCCATCGCGTCATCATACCGCTTTTGGTATTGCGCCAATACATCTTGCTCACCTTTCATAAAGGTATAGGCTTCGAGCAAAGACCCGTACAAAAGAGTCGAATCAAAGTTGTTACCCAGCCACGTAGTAGAAGCTGTAACGATTGATTCTGGGTAGTAGTAATAATGCAGTTCAACTGAATACGCAGCGTCAGGAGTCGGCCCAAGGACGAACGTGTTCTGGTCGAACACCGCGTAATACTCCGGAAGACCTTGGTCCGTAGGCTGCGGATACGCCGCTCGAATGAAATTCACATCCTTATTCAGCAGGTAGTGAAACTCCCCAGTCCCGTCTATCACAGCCAAAGAAAACGTCGCCAGCCAGTCTGTGGGCGTTGAGAGATACTTATTCCCCAGAGTCAGCGTACCGGTAGAGTTCTTCCTGATAGCAGGAAGCTGTACCGCATTGTAAATCCGCTGTTCCGCCTGTTTAATAAAAGTATTAATATCATCCGTAGTAAAATCATTTTCTACGTAAGATTTAATTTCGGCGACTAGCTGCGTGTAGTTCATTTCAGCTCTCAGGCCATTCGCGTGCTGGATCTATTGCCCTTAGTAGCCGCACCTGTGCCACGAGTCTTTACGGTCTGCGTGTTTGCAACCGCGTTGGGATACCCGTTGCAATTAGGAACTGGTACTTTTTTAGGCTGTTTGGTGTTTCCAG